GTGATTCTGCAAGGTCTTTCACCGACGCACTTAATGACCCCAAGATGTTCGAGTTCGGCGAATCTAGGGCAAACGTCGTGCCTCTGGCGGTCGTTGAAATGTAACTTCCAAGCCTCACCTTGAGTCAAAGGCCCATGACTGTAAACACAGTCATAGACCTTAAACTGCAAAGCACCCATTAAGCCCGATTTTTTGATAGTATTGTAAGCCTGTCTGCTTGTGTCGCGTATCATAGACCCCCCATGATTATTTTGTGAAAAACTTCTTATAAATAGCTTGAGCATCTTTGCTTTTAGACGCATTGAGTTCTTCCCCAAGCGTCTTGACTTGGCCGATGAGTACCCTTGAGTCAGAGACGCATTTTTGAGACTGCGTTACCAACGCTTGGACGTTACTTAACGACCCTAAGTAGCTTTGAAAACTCAAAAAGACCATAAAGACCATAGAGCAAGCAGCCACGACCATGAAACCCGTCTTAGCAAACCCAAAAGCGCACGACATTGCCATCAAAAAGCTGTCCTTCATTTTTTTGCTGTCCATTTTGTCCCCTTTTAATCTTCCAGTTCAGCTATCCCTTGACGGATAACATTGTTGACTTCTTCCATTTTACGTCTTTTCCATTCTTCAAAATCACCGTAGGGCTCTCCCAGTTTCTTCCACCATACGAAATATAAAGAGCGTTGCCGTTGAGAATCCGACTTCTTAACCTGATTGTTTCTCGGCGGCTCATCTGGAATGACCACTTCTTTCGCACTTTCCGGCGCGAAAATCAACCATCCGAATTGCTGATGAAGCCGGAGCATATTGGCAGCCATTTCGGGGTCTATTTCTTGGAGCGTAAACACCAACTTGAGGCTTTTGTCGGCCCTTGTAGAATACCCGTCAAACAAGGCCCCTATTTTTATGACGTTATCCATTAGCCTTGTCCTCAAATTCTATGTAGGGCCGCCCCTGTGACGTTTCGCGCGCAGTATTGAACAACTTGCAAAGGTCGTCGTTCCCGAAGGTCGAAATCAGTTTCTTCATTTCCCTTGCATTGGGTTTATACTTATCAATGCGGAAGTATTTAAAGAAAGTTGCCTCCCCGACCTCGTCTTTGACGTTGTTTAATGCGTTAGAATCCCATCTTACGTTTTCCTTGAACGTCACTTTGATAGCGTGATTGCTTCCGGCTATTCTTTTGGTCTTTGAATCGCTTTCGATTGAATCGGCCATCATAGCAAGTTGAGCCTCGATTGAGAATCTAGCGTCTTTGATTTGCGATTCCATTTCCTTTATTTTAAACAGTTCGTCTATAAGCCCATCAACTTCGCTCTGCTCGATGTCAAGAATTTCACCCGTTTTTTTGTCTATTACTTCCATCAGGCCCCCCCGTTTCTTCGTTATAGTTCTTTATTAAAGTTGTAAGACTCCAACCGCATAGACTCATCATTAGCGAGTCCATGACCTCCCGTCGTTCTTGATTAGCGCAATGCCACAAGGCTATAATCTGTGCGCTTTTCTTTTCGTAGCTGACATCGTCGGTTTCAATTTCTTCCGCGATTATCTCGAATAGACTCATTCGGCCCCCTGTTCGGGCTTTATGTAGCTGTTGACCCAATTACAAATTTGCTCATATTCAGCTTTTTTGATTTCTTCTGATTTCGTAATCCCGAAATGTTCGAGCATATACTCCGTGACGAGGCCCGAAGGAATACCAACCGACTTGCTTATGGCGTAAAGCCGTTTAGCCTGTGCATTACTTATCAATAGCGACCCCTTCTTGGAAGGCTCATAAGAGTTTTGCGGGTCTTTGTGCGACGCCGGACTAACAGCGCCGTTCCCATCGTCGTCCTCATCAGAAACTATACCAAGCATGGCAGACAGCCCATATCTTCTTGCGTAAGTTATTGCAGAGCAAACCCCTTGCGGGTCGTCCTTAGTCGGTTGCATTTTAAGCGACCCATCTACCCATTGGCCGGAAGTGTGAGCCAGAATCGTCTTGATAATAGGCGAGGTTGTGTCGTCATGGCTCATCGTTTGAATGATAGCGAACCCGTTGTCAGCTAACAGTTTCCGGCATGAGTCCCAAACACTATTTAGGTCAGCATATCTATATTTAAAATGCTTGTTTGTAGCGTTGAATTTCGCCGGTTTAAGATTCGACTGCACCTTGATTAGAGCAGCCGTCAGTTCATTTATTTCTGGACTTTGCATCATATACCCCTTTCGCCTAGTTTAAAGGCTGATTATTAAGGTCGGACTTTCCCCTATACATCCGGCCTTTATTGATTTCGTTTTCCCTAGCTTTTGGATTGAGTTCTTCCTGTAAGCGGATTTCAAACAGCGTTGCGTCGTCATAAAACTTGGCGCACCGTTCAGCCGTGAGGTCGTAAAGCAACCTTTGGGCGCGGTAGCTTCTATACATCAGTTCGTCCACTATCTTAGCTTCTGTGATTCGCGTCATAACTTTAGCAGTCCTTGCCTCTCTCGATTTGAATATTGCTTCGTCCTCTATGTAAGCATCCTCAACCTTTTTCATATTCCCCCCTTGGTAGTTTTGATTGCGTTCTTCATGCGTTCAGATAGCGCTGCGCCGAAGTGCGTTCCGGCGATTTCCGGCTCATGTTTGTATAGGTCGTCCAGACTGTCAGAAACGTCTTGGCAAACTTCAATTAAAGCCTCATCCTGTCTTATTTTCAAACAGTCCTCACAGATAAGTTCTTCCTTTTTCGTGTCAGAATCGAAAATTTTGTAGGTCTGTTGGCCTTCGTCGAAATCATCAGCGCAGTCATAACACGACCCAAGCCAGAAATTCCCGTCCGGCTCCGACAACTTCCATAGGTCATAATTCGGTAGATTTTCCATTGACCCCCCCGTTGAAGAAATAGTCTGTTTTCCTTTTGAGAATAAACGACAGCGCAAACAAGTGATTTGCCGTCGGGTTAGCTTTCGCACTATTCTCCCAATAGTTTATAATTGACCGGCTGATTGTAGGAAAATATTTCGTCATTCGTTCAGCTAATGCAGGGCCACTTAACCCCACAGATTCCCTAGCATTTTTCAATTTTACTCCGTTAAATTTTTTCATAGCACCACCCTATCAGGTTGATTATGTTTGTCAAATATATTTCACGTTATAGGCAGCAATTTAGTCCTGTTTCAGCCGTGAAAACCCCTTGCAGTTGGTCGTAATAGACCCCGTTGATTTCCTTGTTTGTCAGCTTGAAATTCGGTGCGCGGCCCAACTTGAAAAAGGTCATGTCGTAGGTGTCCATTGAGTTGAGCCGGATTTTCAGCTTGTTAAATACCTTAGACCCCTTAAATGAAAACAATATAGTCCCGTGTTTGTCATAGACGAAGTTGTTAGCGCCTGTCATAGCGACAAATTTATTGCCCCCAAGCTGTTCAAGAATCGTGATAGCTGTCATTTTTTGCTCGTTCATTTCATCCCCCTAGCTTTATTTATTGCTTTAGTTATTTTGCTCCACGCGTGGGCAGGGATTGAATTGTCGTCATTTTCAAGATTTTCAATAGCTTCTAGGATGTCAGGCGCGGCAAGTAGAAGTTCAACGGAAATGTCGATTTCTTCAATTTCGCAAGGTTCTGGTAAACCATCAACAGTATTGTCAACGTATCTTTCATAGACTTCGCTCATTCCCAAACCTTCGGGGCCTTCTATTTCATAAGTTTCTATGACTACTATTTTGTGTAGATATTTCATTCGTCACCCCCGCCAAGCCACTCGTTAAAGGTTTTAAGCGGTTTCCCGTCGTTTGTTATGTCACCGCCTTTGCCATCATTGGCGCAGCGTTTGTAGATGTCGTATTCGTCCTGATTCGTTCCCCTAGCCTTCGTTTGCCAATCAGCTTTAGTTTCTAACTTCATATTAGCCATCCTTTTTCATGTTTGCTATCGCTTCATCCCACTTGGCCGAATGTTTCTTGTAGCCGTCCGTTTCGCTTATCAACGTATTGACCCCAAGTCTATTGAGATAGACCAAACTGCCCGTGCTTTCGGTCATTTTTTTTAAGATTTGTTCGACCATGAAAAACCCGACTTGGCTTTTAAGCAAGTTGTTAGCAATAGCCTCTATTTTGTCACCTATCGTAGTTCCTTCGTACTCGATTTTAGCTATATTCATATCGTCCTCTTTTTCTGGACTGAGTAATTGCTCCAGTTCCATTCGTCGACCGTTTCAAGCGTTCCGTATTGGTGGCCTTTGTGAATGACTCCGTAAGCCTTTATTCCGAAGATATTGCCATCAGCGTCAACCATCAAATGACCGCACGTTCCAAGGTCAATCTTAGTGTATTTCCGGCCTACTTTGACGGTCGTTTTGCATTGCAATATGTTTGCTTCGCAATCAAGGCCGTCAGCTTTCATCCTTGCGAGTTGTTGAGTTTCGACCACTTTTGCAAATTCTTGAATCGTCATATTATGCCCCTTTCGGTTGTTTTCGTTATGAACCCATCTTTGCGACGTTGGCCTGAAATTCGGCCTTAGTTCTTAATCTCGGAGATTCCGCGTTCATATAATAGACCCAATACGAATTGACCCCACCCGAAAAACTGTGAACAGAACCGTCGTTTAACTTCACCCTCACGGAGCCGTTGTCTGTTTTCCTAGGAGTATTGCCGGTCATTTTATACTGCGGCGGTGTCATCCCGACGATTTCGCCAACCTTACCACTAGGCAACGTGACTTTGTCGCCGATGTTGACTTTGCTACACGTTCCATTTTGAACCAATGTCCATCCGATTGCTTTTTCCATTTTATCCTCCGGTTTGTTTGTTTGTGTGTCGTTGCCCATGTCATATATATACGGCAACACCAAACACTTGTCAAATATATTTTACATAAATAGGTCTTTTTTATTGCAGCCAGTTAGACCGCGTCTAACACCTCTATCATAGGTCATTTTTATATAGCCTTTATATTCCTTAATCACTTTTCGCTTTACCGGTATTCCAAGTTGCTTCAACTTGTCCACAGCCCATAGGGTTGCTTCACTTTCTTGTTCGCATCTTCTCATTGACGGTCTGTCGGTTTCGATATGTCCGATTTCGTGTAAGAGCGTGAATAGGGACTTGTAGCTTTCTTTGATATGATGTTTGCAGACTTGCCGTTCTTTTGGGTGGCAATGCGTCCTATTCCAACATTTTGAGTCTGGCTTATGGACAATCCTATATTCGATTATCAGCTTGTTTTGTAGTTCAACGTATTTCATATCCGCCCCTTTCGTTAGTTAGAATATATTATGTCTGTGAAGTCAGCATCAAGGTCATTAGTTAGTTTAACTTCGGGGAATAAATCTTTGTATAAAGCAACGAGTTCCGCACGTTCAGAGGTTTCCAGATGGTCGTCGTTGTCCTCTCTCTTGCGGGCATTTTCTATTAAGGTGTCGATTTTAGCGAAGTCTTTTTCCGTGTTCATATAGTTCTCCTTTTCGGTTTTTGTTTCGTTGTTTGTGTCGTTGTCCATGCCATATATATATGACAACTAGACCGCATTGTCAAATAGATTTGACGAATATTCGTAACTATTTCGCAAGTCTTTGAATTTGATAGGAGTATTAAGACACCTTTTTTGCGTCCTTAATCACCCGCCGTCGAGTCGGTCGATTTTGCCCTCTCGTGTTTTGCAAAAGTGGAGAGGGCAAGAACCGGTGTCGATATTTTGCATGAGTTCCCTTGCTTGACAAGGTGTGACCAACCTCGTGTCTCTATATGTCCGTGCAACGAGATAGAAACGCGCAGAATCGCCTGTAAGCGACTTAATCTTCCGGACATACCATCAATCAGGGTTAGGGGTGTTCGTCGCGTGGGGCTTCATTGTGTAAGAATGGCGGTGCAAAAAAGGGCCCCCAGCGAACCGGAGGCCCAAGAGATGAGGGTTTTGGAGGGGACGTAACCCTCAGACGTCCTATTACGGGAGTGTCTGATTTATTCTGGCAAGTCTAAGATGTCGGCACAAATTTCTTCGTTGTGGTATCGCTCCCGAATCCATGACTCCGTGACTTCATAATTGCCGTTATCCATCTGCCGGATTATAGCCTTGTCGCTGTGCACGACTCCGTAAGATGTTTGCTTTGCGCAGCCGCATAGAGACATCTTCAAACCTACGATTAAGGTCGCCAATATCACCCCTAACAATAGCCTCGTCCAGTTTCTCTTTTCTTGCTCTGATAGTTTTTCCATAAGCGCTTTCATCCTCTTTATCGTCCAGAAACATGGAGATAAGTTTGAAAATTAACAAGAGAAACGGAGGTATAAGGGCCGTCCATTCCATTATTTCACCAACTCTTTCAGCTTATCGGGGTTTTCTGCAATTTTACTTGCAATACTTTCAAGCAAATTCGTTGCCCCATGACCGAGTTTAGGAAGTTCTTCTTTGACAAGCTGTTGTGCTTCCTCGGACGATATGCCTGGAATCTTTCCCATTATCAACTCAACCGCTTTTGCAAGCTTCTGTTCGCCGACTGCAAGTTTCTCGCCAATTTTCAGTTTGTTTGCCGACCATTCTTCAACGTACAGAATCGAGTTCTGAGCCGCTTCACGAATAAGTGCTTCCTTTTTCGCGTCAACTTCTATCCCGTATTTGGTCATGATTTTCTTGACAGCTATCGTTGCGAAACTTCCGGCCACCAAAGCCAATAGCGCAAACAGCCCCTTCACAAATTCAAGTAATATCCCCTCCATTGAAAGCCTCCTTTATACCGTTACAAATAGCCGTTGCCACCATGACCTCGGCTCTTTCGTCCTTTATCATAAATAAGTTGCCTGTATTGGTCATAAATCCGCACTCTATTAAGACCGCTGGCATTTTCGTGTATTTCAAAACTGTAAAATTACTCTGCTTGACTCCACGGTTTATCTTCTCTGGAAACACCCGCATAATGTTCTGTAAGATTTTGCGAGCGTAGCTTTTACCGGCGTCCGATATGTAATGAGCCTCGAATCCCTTTGCCCTTACTGTCATTGCGGCGTTTGCGTGGATTGAAACGAACAAATCGGCGTCAAATTCATTAGCAATCTGACACCGATTTCTAAGACCTATGTATGAGTCGTCAAATCTTGTAAGCGTGACTTCAAATTCCATTTGAGAAAGCTGAACCGCCACCATCGAACACACTATTAAGGTAAAATCTTTCTCGCTCAGGCTTATTACATGAGCGCCTGGGTCTCTACCCCCGTGTCCTGGGTCAATACAAATACGCTTAACGCCCATCCCCCCCCCTAACGGTTGCTCCTATCTATCAAGACTTTCACGTTCTCACTTACAAAATCAAGTTTTTCGTCCATCTTATTTATTGAAATCACAATTTCTTGCCTTAATTTTTCTACTCGGACGTCCGTATATTCCCTCGCGGAAGCCCAACTTGCTGTTATTCCTATGACCGCGACAATTATCAGGGTTATGAGGCGCACTAAAGATGAATTAAACTTCAAGTCGTTGCCGTTTGCCATAGTGCAAGCCTCCGAAAGTGTTACCATCAATTAGCGCCAGCACAGATACAAAGGTCTGCGGCTGCATTTGCACAGTCAACTAATACGTTTGCTGCGTCTGCGTCCTGTCCAGCCACACAAGCGAATGTGCAAGTCGTTGAGCAAGCTGTGTTTGCTCCTGCAACAATCGACCAACCTATGTCACCGGCATCGGAAGAAGTAATATCACCCGTTGCAACTATCGAAGCAACGCCTGTGAAAGCACCGTCATCAACCGAGAAAGTTCCATCGGTAAAAACACCAGCACCGTTGACATCTAGCGTGATATTGCCATCTGCGCCGTCCGTTATAGTCATGCTTGAAGATACTGCGTTTCCTGTTTCGATTATAAGGTCGAAATCACCGCTTGATTTAACAAGACCAGCTGCGGCTCCGTCACCAAGAGCGATAAAACCATAAGAGCCATTATGTCCGATTGATGCGCTTAAAGGAAATGCTCCTGTGCCATTTTGAGAATAGAAAGCTAGATGTCCAATTTCTGCTGCATCAGTCGGGCTGTCGATTATGCCTTTAATCGTTGCATACTCAACCACGCCAGCACCATCGTCCAAGCCTGTGAATTTGATAAGACCAATTTCGTCTGAAACTGCTGGGCTTGCTGAGATATGATTTAGAACTACTGCGGAGCCTGTTGCTCCGGCATCGGTGCGATTGACAGCGATTGCTCCTGAATCGCCGTTGACAGTAAATTGTCCAACATCTGGGATTGCTCCACTTCCGTTTGCTAGACCTACTGAAAATCCGCCAACTTCCGCGCCGTCGGCGGGGTCTAAAATTGCAAACCCTAACGAACCATAATCAGCTTCACCAGCAGCATCGTTCATTGCTTCAGCGGTAATAAAGCCGATAATATCGTAAGCCGCCGGACTTGCTGAACTGTGAAAAAAGCCTAGTCCAGCACCCTCATCGCCATCAGAAATTTGTGCTATATCTACTGTGCCGGACGCGCCGTTTATTGAAAACTGAGGCTCAGCTGGAAGCGCACCACCCGTCCCGCTTGCAAGATAAATTGCATATGCGCCCACTTCTGCACCATCAGCAGGATTGAATATCATAGCATCAACTTGTACATAATGAGTTTCGTTCCCTGCATCATCCGTGCTCAAAGCATTGACGCGGCCAACAATATCTCCGGAAGCTGGAGATGCTGAATCATGGAATAGAATATTGATTGCGCCAATTGCTCCGGCATCGTCCTCAACTACTGTAAATGGGCTTGTTGCCGTTATCGGGGCTATAATTCCATCAGGGATAGATACAGCACCAGTTCCAACATCTATTACGCCGTTGACTCCATCATGTGAAATTGAAATATATTCTAGCGGAGTCGTTGCATCCTCGCTCTGGATTCTCAAGGTCGGATTCGTCTGGACTGTAAGGTTGAAATCCGAGTTTAAATCTGCATATTCAGAAATTAAGAAGGTGTTTGAAGTTGCAAGGCCCAACTGCAAAGACCCAACGTCTTGTCGGGAGTTATGAAGAAGCGAATCGTCTGGCAAATTCCCAAACCATAGGGCTGCGTCGTCCAGATACCATTGTGTCCTGCCAGTTCTGTCAACATTCACAAGCTGGGCGTTTGAAACTACCGAAAACGCTAAAACAGCCAGTATTGCTATAAATCCGAGTATTTTCTTCATTCTTTGCCTCCTTTAAAACAGTTTAATTGCCCTAAACCTAGCATATTTGATTCAATAGTCCAATTACATTTTTATGCTATAGGGTCACACGCCATAATAAATCCCTATTAAATTGGCAATCCTATTTTGTCTGCCATGTATTGAACGGCTGCGCCTTCAATTACAACCTCGCCAGCTATTTCATCGCCACTAGCCGCTAATCTTCTTACTCTGAAAGCAAAAATATCGCCTGGGACTGCACCAGATGAGCCGAGGGCTATTACAAATGGAATCTTGAAGCTGGCATCTATAAGCCATGCACCTGTCGTTGTTTCAACTGGTACATCTGCCACGGCTGTCGGCACAATGTCATTATCTGTTGGCGACCAAGTATCCCACGAGACTTGAAGGTTGAATTTTTTGCTTGTGTTTGCCGCGCCTAGCCACCCGCCTAAATAGAGAGTTACGTCCTCGCCATCCCAATCTGCAGGGATACATCTACAAGAGAACAATTCTTCGTCATCAGCGGAATAAACTGGCAAGCTGAACCCAAAGGCAACACCTTGTTGAACCAGCGTTGGCTTGCCTTGTCCGGTTATTCTCGCATAGTTGAAAGTGAAAGTATCGGTTTTATATATTCTAGCAGCGCCATTCAGGGTTACGACACCATCAGCGGCAATTGCAAAATTATATCCACTAGGGATATCACCAAACGCGTCGCCTAAACCTTGTCCTAATTGAACCATAAATTCATCCTAATTATCTGAGCGTGAAATTTCATACCAATCTGATTCGCCTGAATCCCATATAAGCTGCATTGTATCGCCTAACCCCATTGTGAAGTTAGAACCTCCAGCCAGAGCGCAATTCTGTCCATCAGCTATCGTTACTGTGTTTGTGTTGTGTGTTCCTTGAAGAATTACTCTTGCGCCATCTTTATCGCCATCGACAAATCCGTTATTATTGACCGCGCCGCCATTACCGACAACTCTCATTAGGCTTTTTGTGACCGTAATATTATCGTTGTTGCTTAAAGAAGTGTCGCTAGAGGGTTGATAGATAGTCGTGCCGTCAACGTAAAGACTTCCTTCTGAATAAAGAGCGTAACTCTCTGCTCCAGCCGAAGCCAAACCATAAACACCGACATTTGTGCCGCCTATGTGGGCCATGTTAGCGACACCATAAACGCCTACTGAATTTGCAGCATCGCCAGTTGCGGTGACAACTCCGCGACCTTTTACACCAGCGGAATCGTCACCACCATCAGCCCTACCTATTCCAAACACGCCAACACCTTCGGCAGAATCAGCAGTTGCTATTCCTGTAATGCCAACAAGTTCAGTATAGATGCTTACGCCAACTGAAGAATAGGCCGATATAACAGCTGAGTTTGGGAAATATGTAGTGCTTGCTGCTGCTCCACCAAATCTTGCAACATCAGTATTAAACATCTGTCCGGCTAAACTATGGAAAGAATAGTTGCCTATCGTACTATTTGCAGCATTAGCCTCGACTGCTATGTTTATCCCAAGTACCGCGCCCGTATGAACGTCACCAGATGAAGCGTTTAAAGCAACCGCGCCAACTGCGTCACTAGCTGCGTCAACTTTCGCTATCGCATTGACACCAACTGCGCCATGAGTTGCTGATGTTTTGCCAACTCCGTATAAGCCAGCACCGCTGCGAGCAGCATCACCCGAGGCTTCGCCAACCAAGCCTATGTTGTAAGTTGCATCTGCGTGGGTAGTGTTATCAAAGCCAAGAACACCTTGAGCATATGGGAAATCTGTCGTTGAACCGTTCCCCATCGTCAATACACCTTCACCGCCGATGCTTCCGTCTGCTGATATATAGGCAACTGTGTCTGATATTGTGTCCCAACCATTTACAAATCTTACAAGTGAGTCGTCTGCATTTAAAACATTGTTAGCACCAAGATATATTCCAGAATGAGTTGCGGCTGTATTAGCTACTATTATCATTTCATCATTGCCGCCTGTTTCAACCGCGCCGTAATCTCCCAATGCGAGTTGACCGCTTGAGTCAACTCCGAATATTAAATCTGGCGTTACGGCAACATCATCCATCAATCCGAAAATCCAAGCATCTGCGTTCAAATTTACACTTGAAGCTAATATGAAAGCGGTCGCATCTGCCGCGCCCGTTGTATGGGAAAGAAAAATTGTGTCGTTCTTATCATCGGCCAGATATATGTCCATCAATCTAGTGCCGTCATATTTAATTTCGACCGCGCCTGTTGTGCCTGTGCCGTCTTGCTCAGTTGCGTTTAAAACAATCGAGCCGCCGTTGCCATTTGAACCAGCGCGAGGGTCACCAGAGTATAAAAGGATATTTCCACCATCATCGCTTAAAGAATTATCAGCACCATCTATTGCTTGCATCAATCCAGAATCAACGGCCGCTGTACTCATCGTCAGCCATTCAAGCGCACCCGTGGAGAATCTTAAAATATCCTCGTCTGCGTTTTTTTCTGCATCAATATAAGTGTCTGTGTCGGCATCAACTATACGCTGAACACCAGCCGTTATTGCTCCAGCTAGTTCCGATGCAACATAAGTTACTACTGCCTTTTCCGAAGGAACCGCAATGTCAGAATTGCCAGCCATTGTGCCGTCAATCGAATATTCATTGATTGCTGAACCTATGTCAAAAGACGTATAGCTTCTAAAATTTATCTGCCCACTATCGCCCGCGCCCGTACTCTGGCCGCCTTCTAAAATTATATTTCCACCATCACCCGTATTGTCACCATCACCGCCGATGATTCTAACGTCACCGCCATCGCCATTCCCGTCACCAGAACCAGCCTCTATGCTAACTTCTCCACCATCAACGGCGTTAGTTTGGGATATGGCATTACTTGCTTGGAGGTATGTATTGAAGCCCGCTGTTTCAAATGTTCCTGTTTCGTCAAGTTCAAGTGCGCTTAAAAATAAATGCTGATTTACAGTTCCCATGGTCGGAGCCACTTGGTCACCTTGGATTAGAAATCCCATCAGTTTAGGAAAAAGTGTTTCATCTCCAAAATAAGTTAAATCAAATAAAGTTATTGTGTCGCCAGCCGTAATATCTTTCCAAAGAACCACGTTCCTTATGCCTGAAACTGGGAGCGTTACGTCACCAGCATCCAATTCTTGCCATGTGCCGTCATCTACTATTTCAACATATTTCGCTGGCTCTCCACCAGCATACGCGCCCCATGTATCAGCGGTGCAATCATATTCTTGAGTTGCACTAGCAACAGGGCCATTCAAAATAGCCATCCTTGCAGTCTGGCCGCCGCCGCCTGATGCGTGAATCCAAACTGAAAGGTTTTCCGTTCCTGTATCAACTGTCGCTTGTTCGATGAAAGTTGAAGTGTTATCCTCGGAAAATAGTCTTACAGCATAGATGCCAGAATAAACTACTGTATCTTCGACCGATGGTCTTATTTCATCGTTAGGGCCGAAAGTTCCTGTGTTCCAATCTTCTAAGATATAAGGCATCTCAGTCCATAATTCAAAATCTCCATTTGTGGCTTCGTCAACTCCGGCAATCGTTCCTTCAAAATCGTCAAAGAGAATTATGTCGGTTGCATTTGCACCTGTGGCAGCAAAGACGATTGCCGTTTCATCGACAACGCCAACTGGAGCCGTTGCAACTGCTGATGAATGTTGCACCCAACTTCCCGTTGCTGTAAATGAGTCCATCGTTTCTGCCGCTGGGCCAGCACCTTCAAGCGTCCACGTTCCAATATTCGCACCTGAGAAATTATAAACATATGTATCGCCAGCCCCATCTTCATACATATAAACGATGTTTATATCAGGCGTTCCCGAATCTGCTTTAATCCAGAACCTTGATTGAACAGTTTCGCCCGCTGCAAATTCAACTGTATCATTCATCCAGAAAGGCGAATGTTGCACGCCGCCGTCAAGTAAGTCGGTTGTCATATAAAAAGAATACGTTCCCGCATGGGAATCTGTCGACCTCCCTATTGATGTTGATGTCGGTGGGTCATCATCTGGCTCGAAGTTGTTAGGAATCCAAACATTTTCCCAATCTTCAAAATCGCCATTTTCTAAAAAGTTAGGCTCTGAATTATCGGTTGCGTTTATCATATAAGCAACGCTTAGGCTTTCAGGGTCATCCAAGATGTTATTTGATAAATCAATCCTGTGTGCCGACTGTATTTGACCAGCAATGAGGCCACCGCTCGTTTTTGTAACTGTAATTAAATCATCTGAGGATGGGTCTAAAACTTCGTATGTGTTGCCATTAGCAACTTTTATAATAGTATCTGAATCAGCCGATTCCTCTACTGTGACAATCGTATCTTTATCAGCATCATAAATAAGGGCTGTTTCCTTTATGCACGTTCCTGCTACAATTTCCACATATCCAGATGCGCATGAAGCACAAGTCGCGCCAGAATAACCAGTATCGCAAGCACAATAGGCAGCGTTCCATGCGGCGTCAAATGCCGTATTTAAGCATGAGACACCGGTCGCATGAGTAACCGTGAGGCAATAAGCATCCCATGAGATTAAAGACGAATCATTAGGGTCGCCACCGGCGGCTTCCGGCGCACAGTTCTTGCCAAGCATGACATAATCCGCAACGCAGTTCTGGCCGCCGTAAGAGTGCAAACAACCTGAGTAAGCCGCCATAGCCTTCAACGGTAATGTCATTGCTATAAGTGCGATAGCTGATATTAGAATTTTTTTCATGGGTATAACTCCTTATTTGCAACAAGCATATTTTTTTGACGACCCGCAACCGGACAGATAGGCTTTCCTTGAGTTCAACTGCCAATATCTCGCGTAATAACCAACGGCAACCGACGACCATGCGTCACAATCGTTTGCAAAAGCTGTGTAAGACGGTGCAAACTCGTTGACCCAAATCTCATCGGTCAATGCTCCAAATGCGTAGCCTTCTTCGACAAGGCGGCCTATTTCTTCATCAAGACAAACTCTCGCGTCACCGTCTGCCATATCAGTAACGCACTCAGCCTTTGCAAGTTCATAGCTTCCCGCGTCGTTACCATCATAAGTCGCAGTCGTGAGACCGAGAAATTGCGGAATAGGCGCAGGGACAATCACGCTTAGAAATGCAGTTCCGGCGACTTCCAAGTCACCTTCGACAAGTAAATCTTCCTTCGCCGATAGGCCGTGAGTCGTTCCAGGCCCTTCACCTACTGAAATATAACGACTTGGCGGCCCGAATAGAACCGTTTTCGTCGCTGTCGTGTAGAAATAGTTGGCTATGACTTGGCCGACGTCACTATATGCAATTCCGGCTATCAAGGCGCTTAAAACGATTGCTATTACTAGATATTTTTTCATTAGTTTGACCCCTTATTTGCAAAGGTATTTTACATCGTCGCCCGCGTTATCGGTCGCAACGTAATATTCATTTAAAGACATCAGCTTACCGACTGTAATCATCCATCCAGGCATCAAAGTGATTCCTTCGTTTGCTCCGGCGGCATTTGTTACTGTAACACCGCCAACGTAGATTGCTCCGGCGTTTGCAAGCATAGCCTGAACCGTGCAAGAATAAACTTCGGTCGTGTCTGGAAGCTGTGTTCTGTCAGCAACACCGGCGGCGGGTATATCGACAACGCCATTGATAGGGGCGGCCAAAATACCTGCTATTTCGGTGAAGTGAAGGGCTCCGTCGGTGACTCTAACGACTTCCGACTTTCCACCAGCATCAGCGCCGGAAATGCCGCTTGCAGTCTGATTCACGGGGTCTGGAAGTAAATATCCAGCCGCGAAAACCGGCGAAGCTATCAAAGTCAAGGCTAAAACAAACAGTATTTTTTTCATTTTCATTCTCCTTTATGAAGGCGTTGAAACGTCGTAAGTCCTAAACCAATAAGTGCAATTAAATTCGCCCCTGACAATTCTGCCTGAGTCTGCCGACGACAACCTGACCTTCACATAACCAGCGGCTCCTGCGTTCGCGCCAGCATAAGACAGCGTCAACAACTCCCTGTCGCAATCAGCTATAAGTACGCCCCAACTACTAGATAAAGCGACCGCGCCAGCTACCGAAGTCACCGCAGGGCCTAACAAAACAGTTATTCCACCGCCAGACGTTGCCAATTCACCGGAGGAATCGGAATTGACCATGCCTGTAAATTCCATATGGAGAATCCCGTTGACCGTCGCCGTCAAGTCCATAAAGTCAAGTGCAAATGCTGGGTCTGTTGTATAACCCATTTTAATTGCCATTTGACCTTCGACATCCGCTGTCAATGAAACTGCTTGATAGGATGTGACCGGTGTATCTCTGACATTAGGATAGGCTGGGTCTGTTACCGTAGGAATTAACCCGTCAACATAATCTTTTCTTGTTAAATCTGCTATATTTATAGGCGCGGCGGCTGTACACTTGACGTTCCCAGTAAAATCTCTCGTTCCATCTGCTAAACTATAAATCGTATGGTCATCGTCACCCAAGCCCGTTAAAGCAAGCCCGTGGTCTAGTTGACCGCCTGTTGACGTATTCTGATGACTGTGATTGCCGTTTGTAGCCGTTGCAAAGACCTGCGCCCAAGTAAGGGTATCAACAAGCTGACTTGCCCCGACTGTGTTTGCGCCTAGCGTGCCACCTTTGGCGTTGGTAGTATGGTCGTGGTCGCCGTTACCAGCAGTTACGAACACAGCGGCCCAAGTCAAAGTATCTACAAGCTGGTCTGGCCCTACCGAATCCGTTCCCAAGATGCCACCGTCGCCAGTTGCTAAATGTTCATGGTCAACGATACCACCTGGAGCCCAAGAATCGCCTTCATCAACTATAACCCCTATAAACGGCACTTCTAAATCAGTTCCGCGACGTCTGAAAATTATGACTTCCTGTTCGAGTTCATTTGCGACAAGCGAAGCCTCTGCAACTATCGAATAATTGCCGGTCGTAATAGCACCGTAGGCCGCCGCCGTTAATGTGGCCGCAGAATCGTCAAAAATCGCCACCACGACCTCGCCGTCGGCTAATGCAATTGGACTATCAGCAAGGGCAATGGAGTTCGTGTAGCCTATTGAGGCCGTTTTAAAGAGCAGTTCTAAATCGTTTGCGAATGAAATATTAGGGGACACCCATGTAAGGACGGTGTCACTTCTTAGCATTAAGGACTGCGTGAATGAGAGAAAAAGGTCGCTCCATGTTTGCCAAGCGTATTCCTGATTCATTATCCAGTTAAACCACTCGGAAGGCGGGCGTTCAGCAGGTAGCCATCCGGTCGTTTTCTTCGTTGCCGCTGGCTCTACTGTATTGGGTACTGTTGCTACCCATCCCGTTTTTTCTGATTTTGATAAACTCATTATTTCCCCTTAAAATAGTGACGATAGCTTACCACCGATTGTCGGGTCTGTCACACTTCCGAATCCTAGCCCTAACGGGCCGCCTTGAAAAGCAAATGACTCGTCTTGACCGTCGTAATAAACAATCTGAATCAACTCGACACCAGCACCTATAACTCTTTGACAAATATCAAATATTTCGTCTGCGTAGTCCTTCTTTACTCTAGTGCAACTCACACTATCATATTCAATCCATTCTGGCACAGTAAAATTAGCCCCAAGACTTAGGTTTCCATGCGTAGCTTGGAAAATTACGTTAAATTCTTGCCACGCTAACCACGGGACGCCAGACCATAAAATGCCGCCGCCGTTCCAGACTCTTGGCACGGCAACCCCGATATTTTGGGTTTTAATCCGGCCCCGAAGCCAATAAAACGCCCCATTTACTAGGGTCGTCTGTTGCGCCGCAGGGTCGTTGACGCCGTTGTAGGCGATTCTCAATGACTGAGTTCCGGCATAAGGTGCTATCAGGCTCTTGGTCAACGTCGCGCTATTTATTGGCGTCCATGACGCAACGCCCGCCGCTTCCATGTCCCCGTCTGTAATCCATTCCCCAGGATAAACCGGAATACTGTCTGTGATAATCTGACAGGCCGCCGGATAGTATGGGAAATATTGAAAATCACTTATGTCAGAATAGGTATGAAACGTGCTTATAAGTTCTTCTGCTGTGCCTTCGGAGTTATTCACGCCGATTTTGCCAGCCAAAACTATTCTATAATCTTCGTCGTTCCGGCCCCCGCGAAGCTGGCCTACTACTTTGCCAAATTGGTCAAGCTGGACACCCGACGCAGTTCCTAAAAGTCTTAAAGTGACAAGCTGCGTATTACACGTTTCTAAATCTTGAATCTGCTCGGTGAATATCGTCAGCAAGTCCTCAATATTATCCTTATTGCGGAATTGACCCAAAAGGCGGTTTATAGCCTCTTGATTGTGGTCTGTAATTACGGTTATGCTCATATTAAACCACCGTCACGGTAATTCTAGTTGTGTCCCAAGTAGCAATCTCGTTGGCTGCAATAGCTATGTTAATCACACCGACTGCGGGCGTGACCGTGTCAATCAAAAGCGTAATGTCTATGACACCATCTACCTCATTTATCGGGGTGTAAAGCTGTGTTAGAATGACGTCGTCACCGACTGAAAACTCGCTTTCGCCAAAGCTGACGATATTTTCTGCTATTGCCGCCGCACCACCCGCAGGGAATATAGCCCCAGCTTCGACTGTGACATCAACGTAAATAGGCACCGGAGTAGGTCTTGAGAAATTTATCGTCTGATTAAAGCCTTGCGAATCCACTATAACTATCGGAGTCGTTCCGTAAGACGCGATTCCAGCGGGCATATTAACCCATATTTCTTCGGCTATATCAGCATCCGCGCCACCCAAAACAGTTGTTTCAAATGACTTAGGGGGTCTGCCAGCGCCATCAATGACCATAGTTCTGTTGGAAACCACGCTACAATTTGTGACGTCTGTCACTTGCAAAACCTTGGCCCGTATTGCTTCTTCCGTGCCAGACCCAGGAAACGCAAGAGAAAGTGTCCGACGCGCCCTCAATAAAGCGTCTGTTTCGTCGTCGTTTCCTTCTTCGGCGTCTAATGCGTTTGTAGCGCCTGTCCAACCGGCAACCGGTGTTTCAATAACTGTAAGACTGTCAGCGTTTGCCGATAAAGACCCCGTATCTTCGCCTTCATACTCAACATCGACGTTTGGATATAGTCCAGGGGTCGTTTCTGTAATAGTTATGTCATTAGCGCCCGCGCCAGAAGTAAGGGTGTTCTGGCCCTCCGTCAACGCTCCCTGTGGCTGTGAACCATCTGCGGCGGCGAAAGTTACGACGAAGCCAGCCGCGAAAGTTCCGGCAACCGTGACAGCAGATAAGGCTACAAGGTTGTTTAAAGCTACTTGAACCGCCGCCGCATTGTCTGAAAAGTCTATTGTGGCCGTTTCTTCACCGGCGAATATGAGAGTAAATAAACCGGCGGTAGGGGTGTCTGAAAAGGTGACTGTCTGAACCTCATCAGTTCCGGCCCCTATTGTCCCTAAAACCGTGCTTACAAATCGAGTCGTCGAATCATTCAAAACCGACACAACTTGACCGACCGGCAATGCAGTTCCTAAAGTCCCGTAGCAATTCACCGTCACCGTGGAGCGTGTCTTTCCTTTGCGAGTAATTCCGGTGATTGTCACGACGTTGCTTAGATTCACACCGTCTGCCGTTTCGGGGTAGGCGCTGTTATAACCATCCTCGGCGTATTCCCATAAAAGGGCGAATCTCTCCGAAAATATACCTATCATCCCGCCCAAAAACTCATCTTCGCGCAAGTTTATAGCATTTCCAAACTTAGCTTTTGCCGAGTTTTGAAGTTCAAGCTTTATCTCATCGAGAGTTTTTGCGACGAAACCTTTGTCAGTTATACCATAAGCCATTTTGACCCCTTATAAGTCCATATTGAAATCTAGCAAACCCGCATCAGTTAGGGCTCTAAACGATAATGAGTAAAGCCTTGACGCGGCGTCGTAGTCATAGTTGAAATCTAAAATTTCGACCACCCCAGGAGTATCTAAAATCGCAGAACGAAAGGCGTTTGTGACGTTTATATAATTCGGGTTTTTCTTAAAAATGTCCTGATAATAAGGCACCCCCAAATAGATGTTTAAGAACCATTCAGCCTTTGCCATGCGTAACCGGACTTGCAAGTGCTGTCTGATAGACTCAATGCCAGAATTGAACGAAAAAAGATTGTTCGTAAGCTGCAAATCTCCGGTTGTTTGGTCTAAAATAAGTGCGCTCATTATTGCTCCTGAAACGTCTTAAACTTCGCAAGCTGTGTAAGGAACGGGTTTGTAAGGTCGATTAGCTTCTGTGGCCCTAGTCCGGTGTTCACAGTAGCATTTATTATAGATTCAATCAATTCTGTTAACAGCTTTATGAGTTCGTTGTTCTTATTGAGTATCTGGATATGACCGTTTTTGCTGATTCGTATTTCGCACGACGACCCCGTGGTAGCGTTCTTGATAATGATGTCGCGGTCGTTTGCTAATTCTACCGGATTATTGAACGGATAGCCCCCAGGTATGGCAACCGCATCCGCTAAATGGTGCATCCTAAAGTCGTCAGGGTCAACTACACCGCCATTTGACAGCCATTTGTCCAACGACCGGTCTGCGAAAAGAAGCTGAACGACATCACCCTTCTGCAACGGCATAGCTATTATTGCGTTTCCGGCCCTTGGAAATATCACCGGCACGTTGAAAATCTTAGGTAAAGCAATGACGTCGCCGGAGTTGAATTTGCGCTTCAAGGACGGCATGACGTCGACACTCTGTTTATCTTTGTCGTATTTATCAACTATCGCTGGCATGGACACGCGCAAGTCCACTATTTGCGCTCTTATAGCGGACTCAAGAACCTTGGCAAGAGTCGGCGTAGCCTCATCTTCTAAGGGTTTTACTTCTTCCTCTATGTATGTCGGCCCACTCATTGTCTAATTGCCTCGCATATACTTTGAAATTTTCCCTTATTACTGTCGCCCTGATGAACGACCTTTTTCAGCTTAAATATGCCCTTCAATTCTTCCGCTTCGACATCAATGTTTATTGCGTTTCCAGGCTTCAAGTCCGGCTGTAAAAGTGACGTAAAATTGACGCCTTTCTTGGTCTTTGTAGGCCTGTGGATAAGTCCCGATTCAAACGATAGATTTATAACTCCTTCATTCGTCGTCTTGTCAATAGGTGTCACTTGCAGGGTTTCGTCTTGAATAGACCACTCCAAACCGGCCCCGTCTAAAATATTACTAAATTCGTCCCTTACAAGTCCCGACAATGTAAGCCCGTTGGCGTATTGAGTCGCCGGAAGGTCGACAAATTCACTTACTTGTAAGCCGAGTTCGTCAGCAAGTGCATTTATAACGGACGCTATACGCGCCCCAGGGCCAAACGACTTATTGATTCTCGCGTTTCTATATCTATTGCCCCCGTCTTTGCACTCAATCTGCGTGATAATGTCGCCGCCCATTTTCTTGTGGACAGCTTTTTCCACGTTCCCTATAAATACGACTGCAACCGTCTTTTCGTAACCAGCATCAAGCGAAACACGAGTTTTTTCCGCTTCTATAAGCGCTCGGTGGTCGCGATTCATGTTGTAGATGCTAAGTTTTAGAGAATTAGGGGTTTTTTCGATTGACTTTTCGCACATGAACGACATTCGCAAGCCATCAATCGCAACACCTTGACCCTCCGAAGGAAGAATCGTAAGCTTTACTTTTCTGTTAAAGAGTCTTGGCATTAGTTCCCACCGTAATAAAGAACGTAATCAGACCCCAAGTTTTCCCGCGTTGCTTCTGCGCCCAAGTTCTGTTTGTCCCATAGAAACAACGGGCCTTGAGGAAAATCCTCGTTTGCATTGAAAGCATTTATTAGGTTTGCGTTTACATTGAGTTTAAGCCCCATAGCAAGGGGGTTTTCGCCAGAATCCAAGATGCTGAATATCCATTTCTCTGCGCGGGTATTCCATCGAAACCTTAAAACGTATTGAGTCCCGTCTAAATCCGTTCTTATCTGGAAATTAGCGTCGTCTGTGTCTAACGGCACTTCGTATAAATTACCCACTAGAACACCCCTTTCAGTAAAGACGATGCCCCATTTAATAAGTCTGAAAACGCCGAAGCCCTTCTACTACCATCTGTAACAGCCGCCGCATCTGTCGCGTCTGGATTACTTGCTGGTAGGGCGTCGCTTGCTCGCGAGCCCCTATTACTCCGAGGCGAAGCTAAGTCGCTCACGCTTGCATCGAATTGTTCAACATTGATAAGCTGTGACTCCACGAAAAGAAGTTGCGACATTTTGGCCGTAAAGACCACCGCGTCGCCGTTTTCTGCCGTTCTTGGTGCGCTTAAAACCTCCAAAAACATATTGTCGTATTTCTTGTAGCCGGTTGTGACCGTGAACGTCTGCTTGTCTGTTTGCAAATTCAGCAAGTCATTATAGAGTTCAACTGAGCGGCGGGTCTGTCCAAACAATGTCGAGACACTCCTGACCCCGTTCACAAAATTGCTTATTATGGGGTATTTGATAGGGCTATCCGACAAAATGCCTTGGAAAGTAATGCTGACAGGCTGGATTTCAACATGGTCTGCCACTATCGAGCCATCTTCTATCGGGTTTTTGGTAATAGTAGCGGCGTTTTCGTGCAGTTCGCTAGTCACAACGTCGATTTCGACACTCTGTTGATAGGTGACTCCCGCGACGACTTTCTCGTAGGAAATGCCAGCCGAGGTCTTATTCATGTTAAATATTAGATTGAATATCTGTGACATTATGTCCCACCGTCATTTGAAGTGCTGGCGTAAGCGTCTGTCTTTTCGCCGTCCATCATGGACTGCAACTCATCTTTCATAATAGTAGCATATTCTTCGGCGTCTGCACCGACCGGAGCCGTGATTGTCACGGTATTTGTGACGTTGCTATTTTTAGGCCCGCGAGGTGCAATATATGGAATGTCTGGCGACCCGACGCCCTTCTGGATGCCAGCATCAATCAAAGCTTGATATTGCTTAGGCTGTGAAAACTCACCTTCTTTAAATAGTAATCTGTCCACTCTTTCGAGCCATTCGACAAACTTCCCGAATTGGGTATCTTCAAAACCTCTAAGATATTTGACTAAATCATCAACCGCCAAACCTATCAAAACGATTGCGGCGGCGATAGCAAGTGCCGCAAGGACAGAAACCAGCATCGAAGCGTTCAAACCTAAGAACCCAGCCTTTGCCAATAACACCGCTTTGAGAAGTAATCCCGCCCCTAGTAATACGGGCCCTATTGCGGCGGCAAGTGCGCCCATCCATAGAATGACTGTTTTTTGACTTTCAGTAAGACCACCAAAAATCTTGATTAGCTTCTCAATTTTTTTTAGAACCTTGGTAGCCATTGGTAACAGTATCTTTCCGAAGGCAACCGCTAAATCAGTTAGGCGGCCCTTCGTCCTTCTCATTACGTTGGCGAATTGTTCGCTTGTTCTGGCGTAATCGCCTATGGCGTTTTTGCTTTGATTCTGTGCGATTGTGAGAGTTGCGTAGGCTTTGGCCTGACGTTCAGTTGCGAAGGCAAGCCCTTCGGCTGACTGAATTGCCATCTGTTTCTTGACATCTTCCTCTAGTATCGAAATGCCTAAAGACTTCACCGACTCACGCTCTCCCAGCAAGGCTTTAGTCAATGCCGCACTAGCACCCGCCGCGCCGCCGGAATAGTTCGTAAACGATGCCAAATCGACAGCCAACTCATTGACGTTTTTGGATAGGTCTAGCGCCATCTTACCGGTAAATCCGAAGCCTGTAAGCAAATCGCCGGTATCTCCCAATAGCTTTTGGGCGGCAACGCTGCTTAAACCGAAATTTTCCTTTAGATTATTAGCGACTTCATCGGCCTCTGCGCCGACCTCTTTAAACACGACCCCAAACTTAGACGCCGTTTCTTCGGCATCAGACGCGGCCTTAATCATGCCAGCACCAAGGGCCACTATAGGCAACGTAACCGCCAAGGACATCGTCTTGCCGACCCTTACCATTGAGTCGGACGCCGATTTCAACCGGCTTTCATATTCTTTGAGTTTGCTGAAATCGACATCGAAGCCTAGCTTCGTGATAAGTTCTCTGACTGTAATTCCACCAGAAATCATTTCTACCTCTTTTTATTAGCCTTCTCTTGCGCTTCATGTTCGGCATTTTCTATCAAATCTAGGACTTCCAAGGCGTCGAACAAATCGTGCAAAGACCAATAAGTTTCGATTTCGTGTAGCGTGGCGACTTTTGCTAAAATGACTCTCCAGACGGGCCAGACAATTTCGTGCTTATTCTCCCATTTTATTTTGCTGCGGCTACCATTGGATTGTCGCCTAACATATCCCTGATAGCGTCCCAAAAATCCACGAATTGAAACTCCAAAACCTCTTTAGCAAGTTTTACGGCGTGGACATAACCGCCTCTGAAATCTTTGTCGAAAACTATAGGTCTTATGCCACCATCAGCATAGATTTGAGTCGTGCTAAACACTTCGTTCAAGGTTGGCACTAAATCCTCCGGCTCCATCGTTGTGAACAAAGCGCGTAAGACCATCGGCCCAGCTTTCATTAAATCGGCGTTTGTCGTAATCGACTCACAGCCACTTGCGAGCGACGGGCCTAAATACTTGACCAGCTTACCAAACAACGTCATTCCTTTCGTGGGTGAATACATCGACGACACATATTTAACGCTATCAACTACCAGTTCCTTTGTTTCTTGCATTGTCCCCCCCGTTTAATTTTTAGTTTCCACCTACATTGAACACGATATTGTCGCTTGCAAATAGCCAGACCCTGTCGTTTTCTTCGGTTCCAAACGCAGAATCAGGCGGCTTCTTAATCCATGCAGTTTCGCAAAAGAATAGAGAAGTTCCGCTTAAATCTTCAATCGTGAGAGGAAAATTACCAGCTGACAAGAGTTCATCAGTCTGCAACAAAGCCGATAGAATCAAATTGGAATCGCTCGACTGCTGCAACGTCAACTCAACTTCGCCGGACTTATTGCTTGATTTTATCCTTACGCCTTGACCATCAGAACCGACGTTAAGGGCAAAACTGTCCTCAGTTCTCTTTACGGTGACAAATGTGCCAAAAGCAGTTCCAGAAACGCTGTGCGTTCCTACGATAACCTTGACCTGAGTTGGGTCATAATTTTTGACGCCCATTGTATTTCTCCTTTCGATTAGACGGTTACAACACCATCAATTTCGACCTTGTGAATTGCTCCCGCATATTGAGCAGTAAATTCTACATCTGGCAAAAGCCTATTTCCCTTATCAGTTGACGAAACATTGGCAACTAGGGGTGCTGTAACTTCCGGCATCGGGTCGCTTACCAGCAAACCGTTATCGACCGCTTGCTGTAAAGGCGCACGAATCATGTTTTTGACCTGAGTCACGCCAGCGTCCGTATAAGGGACTTTGTCCTCATTGACGAACAACGTATAGACATTTTCTTCAATACGGGCTTGCAGCCAATCTGTGCCGCGCATGATGTCTAAATACTCGCCTTCCGCTACCGTTCCCTCTTGGGTGATTGATTGATTTAGATAATCCGTCACGACGTTACATTCCTTATTCTTTAAGGCTGTAAGCTGTGTCGGGGTCAAATTGCTTGCGGTGATACCGGATAGGACTTTAAACTTCCAAGTTGCGGAGCCTGGGTCTTCAGGTAATACCCTGCCAGCCCATGCCGCGTCGGGATAATCGGTCATTGTTTCGTTGAATATGACCGCTGTTCTCTCGTAGTTTGCCGCCGATAAAATGTAAGCTATGTCAGCAGTTGAAACTGCGTCGTAGATGTCTGTGTCGTCCGAACAAGTGATAAATAGTTTCTTGCGAGACTCTATAGCAAATGCTGTTTGAAGCACGAAAGCCTCTGTGCGGTCTGTATTGATTAGCAAATACCAATCGTCATCAACGTGGCTGATTTCGGTCAAATCTTCCGCTGGGCCATGATTAGGCGTAGTCGTTGCAATAACTGCAGTAGCCTGAGTTACACCAAGCGTCACCAAAACGCCGGAGATAATAACCGGTATTCCAGCTGTTGCCGCCGTGACTGTAATTGTGTGAGCGCCATCTGAAACAGCAGTCGTTACACCAGCCACCGCTTGAATCGTTGCGGCGAAATCTGTCAAGGTCTGAGGATTCGACGCGTTGAACGGGGTCGCGGCCAAAGCAACGCCGTCTATCGTACAAGCAATCGTATTGGCCGTAATGATGTCAGCGCTAAAAACGATAGTCTGAACTTGAGCCGCTGCCGCTGCTTTTTGACCGATTTTAATGGTCGAAGGTGCGGGCGTTTGGCCGAATAGTGCAGATGCCGCAAGGTATTCGGGGTCTGTTGACAGAAAGTCGTCTAGGACGTCGTTAATCGTCGAATATTCTCTAACAATATCCGCGCCGACCCATGCCGTAGAACCTAAAATAAGCGGGATTCCAAAACCCCGTTTGCTTACAACTTTTGTTTGCCTCTGAATAGTTACATCAACAATGTCTGAAATGGCACCTGGCATAATTAACTCCTTTACGTTAATGAGACTTCAAATGGCCCCATCGTTCTAGTTTCCGTCCATGTATCAATCAAGCCGGTAATCTCTACCTTCTCAATCCAACTTACATCTTCGACATCAATGTATTTATAGCCTATTATGATGTCCATAGCAAACCTTGCTTCGTAATTAGTGTCAACCATTTCTGTAAGGTTTGTAATGCTCTCTGCACTCATCACGGCAAGGTTACCGTCGAAATAAAGCGCGTTCCGTACTGAAAACTTATTCAAAGAGCCTAAGATGTCGTCCATTATGTCAAAGGCTCCCGACCCGTAGGCCTCTAAGCTAACTGTCATACGACGCTCACCGGCTATAACCACTTCACCGACCGCGTCAGGCGACCCCAAATACTCGTCTTGAAGCCCAAGCCTTACGTTTGTGCCGATTTGAATGGTGACAAATGGGCTTCCGGCTCGCGGATAGTCTTGGTCTGCAAATAAAACGCTAGTACCAGAAGGCACAACCGACGCAATCCAAGTATAAAGGCTATTTTCGATATCTGCTCTAGTCACCGTAGAAACTCCACCATCAAGACCTTCCAAAAGTTCATATCACCGCGCCACCGTTGGACGGATTGAACCTCAAACGTCTTGCCGTTATAAGTCACAATGTCAGCCTTCCGACCATTAGGCTCATCTGCCGTTTTTAGTTCCGTTGCTGTATATCCTTTAATGTAGTTCCGCGTCCTTTGTCCTTCTGGCAATTCTTGGATATCGTCACCGCTTAAAGGCTGAACGCTCATAATGATAGTTAGGGCCGTTCCCGCGCCCGCGACCCATCGACCGTTTGTCAACGTCGCAACTGCTGGTCTTGAAACGCCTATAGTTTCGCCGAATGTCGCTATCATTGTGGAGGGCATTATTTACGCTTCACCTTTGACTCTACCGGTTTATCGCCGACTTTCTTCATATCGACCGACTTGCGTTCAACCTTCTTGGCCTTTATGACCGGCACATCGGGTTTCTTATGAATGACCAAAGCGCCCTTGATAAGCTGTAATTTGACTTCGCCGGTTTCGCGTAAGACTTCCCAAACATTCGCCGGAATGACGTTTTTGTCTGGCAAAAAGTTAAATCCCGAGCGTTTCAAAACGTATTTTCTCTTATTTATTACAAGATAGTCCTGCATTTTAGACCCCTTTCAATTCAAAACTGATTTTGTTTTTCATGTTTCCGCTATCAATTAAGGGTTTTGACGACCCTTTTCTATCCTTTGTGGCGGGTGCATTTGCTTTAAAACGTCCCGACTCAATCGTAGTCTGAACGTCACTCTGATGCTCTAAGCCCAAACGCTTCAACCCTTGTTTCGCAGTTCCAATTCCGCTGTAAATCCTGTCTAAAAATACTTCGACCGTTTGCTTTATTTTCCTTTTGTTCTTGTCGAAGGTCATTCTCATAAATGGTCTTGCTGGAATGGGCGCGTGGTGTCCATAGAATTTATTCGTCTTATTGCCAAATTCTTGGATTGAAGCTATTTCGGCGTAGGTTATAGACTTTTTCGATTTCTCATTACCCTCATGGACACCGGCATCACTTAAAATTCCGATGTTCACATAGGCCTTTCTAGCCAACGCCAATTCTTGCTTAATGCGCCGCCATCCCATGTCACGGTCTTTGATTTTAACGCTCATTAGGTCAATATCCCCGACTGAATCAAGCCTGGGGTTATAACCATAGGGCCCGCTGGGACTTCGTCTTGCAACGTAAGGAAAATCTGGCCGTACTTGGTAGAAGCAAGCATCTTTTCCCCTGTTGACCCCGTGCTTGGGCTACTTGATTCGCCATAAGTTCGGGCCAAGTCCCCGACTTTCTCACTTTTAATCGTTCCCGTTGTAGGGTCGCCACCGGTTGCGCTACCCCCTGGGAAACTTATCGTCAGCCTGTGGGCCGTCAAATAAGAAACGCCGAGGTCTGTCTTTTCGCCCCATGCTTCGGAGTTTACGGACAGACCAGCGGCGTTGATAAAAGTTTGAATAACGGTGCTTGTCAGCGTTGCAAATTCAGGGGCTATTACTAAAATATCACTAGGTGAAACCGACATAAGCCCCCCTCGTTATATATCGTCACCCTTTGCTTTTTTAGCTTTTTCTGCTTCCTTTGCAGGGGTTTCAATTAGTTTAAGTTTATCTCTCAACGCGCAAGACACTTTATGCCTTTTCTCGTTGACCATCCATGACTTCAACAGCTTCGTGTCGTAGCAATCGTCGATAAGGTCTAAAGCGTCTTTAGGCTTCATGCCGGACAAATCATTCAACTTAACTTCTTCGTCCTTCTTGGCCTTGATAGGGACTTTTCTTTCCTTAATCAGTCCATCTTTGACCATATCTTTGATTCCTGGGTTTTTCATAGCTTCGGCCCAGACTTCTTCATCGACTACATTGACGCCTGGCATTAGCTTCAAAACGCCTAGCGGTGCTTTTGCGTGGGTTAAGCCTATATTGTGAATATTAGGCTTGTCCCACATTACGAGTAAATCAGACATATTCCCCCCCTTTATATGTTCATGCCGATATTCATGCTGAACGGCTTTTTGATTATCACGCCACCAAATTTCTCGCGGCAAGGGACTTCAAATTCAAAGCCCTTAATTTGAACAGGTCTGGACTCGAAATCAATAGGAATTGCCATCTTGATTTTGCGAGGATTCCTGTCGTAAGCCATCATAATATCGACGCCATAGACATCGTTGTTAGCTGCGGCCATCTCAAGAACCGAAAAAATCTGCAATCCTGGGTTGTTGCCAAGGATAAACTGCAAGATTGTGACGCTTGAGTTCTGATTGAACGGAGTTCTCGAAATCATTTCGTACTGTGCGACCGGAAGCAATATTGTGTTAGCTGCTTCAATCTTGTTCGTGTTCGTTATGACTGCGGTAAGAAGTGCGCCAATATCTCTTATGATAAGGGCCGGTGTCTTGGAAACCCAAGTTGTAAGACCACCACCACCATCAGCGGCGACCGTAAATGTCGGGATATTCGCGTTGTCGAGAATACCGTCGATATTGTAGTCTGCATCACCATTCCACATAACCGTATTTTCAAACTGAGCAACGGCTAGGCGGGCGGCTTCGGCTTCTTCTCTGTCGAGAGAAAGACCGGCCATCTGTGCGGCTTCTATATCGTCTATTGTCCAAGCATAACTTGAAACCATAGTTCTCACTTCCGAAGATTGACGGGTTTTCTTAATCGTCGCTCTAGGCAAGTCCATTGCGGCATTTGCAAGCCATTGTGCCACACCGGTCTTTTCGATGGTGTAGTATGTAATGGTCTGCGTTCCGTTAGGGTAGTTAAAATCAACCGGAAACAGCGTTCTTCCCTGCATTACGGGAAAATCAATCGTTTCGATTTCTCTCTCGGTTGCTCGCAGTTCTTCCTCAAAAAATATCTGGTCGCTGGCATCCATTTTTTCTTTCAAGCTTTCTGATAATTTACCTGGCATTGTTATGCTCCTTTCAACTCATAGTCGAAAAATTTATTTTAGGTTGACAGCAGTTGCAGTTTGGCAAGGCCGTTTGCAACTCCCGTACTCATCCACTTTGCGACCGCTGTATTTACAAGGGCTGCCGTTCCAGCGTCAGCATCAGTTCTAAATTTGCCGATAGCTGAATCGAGGACACCGTCAACGGTTTCTGCGACTACCGAGCCAGCCTGTGATACGCCGAGGGTTACGAGGATTCCAGCTATTGCATTGTCAACGCCGTTGACTGCGCCTGTTACCGTAATGACTCTCGAACCGGCTCCTGGACAAGTTGCGGTGTTGATTCCGGCATTAGCGGCGATTGCGACACAGAGTAAAGCCATCGTTGCGTCATGCGTTCCAGCAAAAGTTACCGTAGCCATTGCAACGCCATCAATCGTCATATTTATTACGTTCAAGTTGACCAAGTCAGCGTCAAAAGTAATCGTCTGAGCCTGTGCTCTGCCACTCCAGCGTACATAAACTGCATCAGTAATAGCTATATTTTCTTCGACTTCTACCCAGATTCTTCCGCTAAACATCATGCAGAGGGAAGCGTTCGGAGCATAGAAAAGTTCTGCTTGCGTGGCATCAAAAACAGCTACGCCAAATTTTTCGGTGATTTCAGTCACCACATCGGGAAGTTTCGCTTCGTCGGCGTCCGTTCCTGGAATCAGTCCGAGGCCAAATGCGACTCTGTCGTCACTAAATCTAGTGACTAGGTCTTTAGGTGAAAATGATTCTGCGACCGCGCCAGCTATTGCGGCATCCATTTCGGTGTTATAGCTTGTCTGCATGATTAGACTCCTTTTTTTAAAATTCTATTTACTTGTTTGCCACTCTTGCCGGACATTCGGTTTTCCACTTTTCAGAATCGACCTTTTTACGGTCTGCTCTGATTTTCTCAAGGTCGTCCTCTTTCTTACCGGCTTCGAGAATAACCTTGCCGTCTGTCTTGCCTGATTCGTCCTCTTTCACGACGAGTTCCATCATGCTGTCAAAACGGGCATTGATATAATCATCAGACTTGTCGGTTAGGTCTGTTTTCTCGGAGAGTTTGACAATGACAGCCTTCTTGACGTCTAAGTCAGACATTCCATCAAACTTTACTTCTTCGCCAAGATGTTTCGTCGCATCTGTTTCAAGGTCGATTCTATCTTGGACAATTTTACGCATATTCTCGAAGTCAGGTTTTGCAGCTTCGAGTTCCGCGATTTTGTCGTCTTTTTTCTTGAGTTCTTCGGTTGCGGCGTCAGCTTTTGCATCACTTTCGTCCTTAGCTTTGGCAAGACCGTCGAGTTTTTCCTTCATTTCAACGTGCTCTGTCATAAACTTATCGACCGCCTGTGCAACTCCGGCATCCTCGATATCAAATTCAACATTTCCAAGTTTGAGTTTCGGCATTGTCTTTTCTCCTTTTTTGTCTTTTTTATTGCTAGTCTTTGAATGTTTAGCATCTTTACTTGAAATAGGCAATTTTCTTTTGACCGGTTTGCCTTCCTCGGCATCAATACGGCGCACCATGACGCCGCTATCCGTTCTCATAACTGCATCACCTGACAAGGCGCTGTGATTATTGGAGTCAAGTTTCAGCTTGGCCTCTGGCCCAGCCCTGCCTACGTCCACGATTGATAAATGATTATAAACGATGTCGGTCTGTCTGAAATCGTACTTTATGCCAAACCACTCGCCAGCATCTTCGACCAACTTGCAAGTATAGCCGCATGATAACTCGCGTTTGTTTTTCTTCATTATATCGTCAATAGCCTTGGCGTCTGTGATAGTCGTGCCAATCTTAACGAAATCATCGTCTTGAATGGCGTTGTCACCGGTAAAACCAGCTATAAATCTTGCAGTATTTTCACTATTGAGAAACTCAGGCGGGTGGTCGTTGGTAATCGGGACACCTTCAAGACTTTTCAGGCTTTCGGCTTTAAATACGTCCTCTGGATGTCTAAATTCCCTGTAAAGGCTTCCGTCAAGCGACATATATTCAAAAACCCCGCTTCGTGTGGCGAATCCATCGCTTTTTAAATAGCCTTGGGCTGTTATGGTAGGACTTTTAATCTCACCAGCATCAAATCTTTGGACAGTTTTCTTCATGGGGTGATAATACATGAGAGCCCTACCCTCTGTCAAAGTCAAAAAAAAGCCCTCGCTCAAAAAGCTGAGAAAGGGCCCAAACCTAGGGGGTACATGATTTGCTTATAATAGTTAGAAACTTCTGAAAGTCAATCACTCGATTATAGGCTTGGCCCTGCACCGGCACCTTACAGGCATCCCTGGGTGTCCTTCCGGTGAGCCGACCTTCCAGCTATACACGTTTGTATTGAAAGCCCTGTGCGTAGTTCTGACGCGCTCATCCCCTGATGAAACCCATATGTAGCTTGTGACGCCAGCGTCAACTTGACGGGAATGATTTAAAGACCCGTTGAATTTCTGAATCTGGTCTTGGGCGATTAGCTTGGCGCGATTATCAAGCTTGGGATAAGTGGCTCTTATATTGCTTTCAACCGCCTTTACAGTATCGCCGGATTGCGCCCCCCGCGAGACTATACCCTCCACCCTAGCGTATTCATCAGTCGTCAAGTTGTTTATGAGGCTGACGTTATCGGCCACAAACGCCTTTGACTTGACTGCTAACCAAGGCTCCGAAATCAACGGATTAAGCCCAATAATGCGATAGAATTTATTGTAATAGACCTTATTGACGTTATCAGTAAGTACAGCGGCGGCGGCGGCCATTTGCTCTAACCGTCTTGGCGGGTATTCTTCCAAAAACATAGCCCTTGCTTCTGTCATGGAGTTTTCCAAATCATCGACGTAATCGTCCAAGCGTGGAGAGTCGACCCTAGACTTCCTCAATATGTGAGGCACTTCCGGCATGATGATTTCCCTTATAGTTCTTTTCTGGAAATTGACCATCCGCTTTAACTCGCGGTAATATTCGGCCTCTTGAACCTTTGTTTCAGGCGGTGGCGGTATAGTGGGAGCCTTCTTATTGCCCCTTAGCGTCTTAGCGTATTCAATGGGTGTTGGGACGTCCCTGACGTCGGCCCGTTCTGCGTTTCCCATCACACCGATGCAAGCGAATATCGCTTCGCGCTCCGTTGCACCATCCTCCAATGCGGAATTTACAATCGTCACACATTCGGCTTTCAGGTGTTCCGGCCATTTTTTCGCCACGTTTGGCAAGCTGTCCTTTGTCCATGTCATCATTCAACCTCATTATCGCCCTCTTGAAGTTCGATTTCGGCTGGCTCTGCCAGTTCTACATCTAGGTCGAGTTCGGTTTCTACCGAATATTCGTCCTTACCGAAACGGCTATTTCTTATTTCACTCACTCCTAATATGCCCCTGTCGGCATAAACACCATCTGTATCAGCCATTATCTTGCGAATGTCGGCCTGTTCTTTTAAGTCCATCTGCCATAACGGATTGAAGCTTATCGTGTAGTCAGGAATATCACCAAGCTGCTGAAATAGGATAATATCGTAAATCTGCCGAAGCACCGGAGCAAGTCTTATCTGCTGTTCTGACGCTATTTTATTATACCAATCGGTGAGTTCGCTACCGCCGGTAGCACCCAATCCCGAAGGGCTCTCACCAAGCAAAATCGTGTGAGGTGTGTCGGTAGCCGATACCAAACGGTTGTTAAGCATCTTTAGGGCATCCGCTAGACCGGTAATGTTCGACGTTGTTTTCTGGTATTCTTCGTCGTCCTGTATCACAACTGCGTTTATGACCGATTTCAAGACATTGACCAACCTCAAGCGCGTGCGAATCAACGCTTCCCCCTCTTGACCACGCTTGAGTATCGCGCTCAAATTCTTGATTTTGAATACTGCTTGCACGAAATCCGTAAGAATCGTTGCCATTGAATCGTAGCCGGTATTGAAATTGCGTAGCGCGTTATATACCCTTATCAATACGCTTTGCCCCCAATAGCCATTTTCAGCCATCAACCGGCGCGGTAATTCGTCACCTTGCACGATGATAAGCCTTGACCTATGGATTTTGCTATTGTTCTGCGTGGCGTTTGTATTGGATATTTGGAAAAACTCCGGCAAGCCAAAGTCCGGCTGCGTAATGTCTGAAATAATACTGTTCGTATCAGCATATAGAATGGACGAATCAAGCACCGTAAACGACTTAACACTTCTCGGCGTGAAAGCCCTGCCATTGCTTATCGAACCTTTCAGTATGGCACAGCCACCATAAAGGCGGGCCATTCTAAACAGTTCTTCGACTTTCTGGTCAATTTCCAACGAATCGGCGACCGCAACCGCTTGCTTTGCTTGTTCGTTGTCGTCGTCACCGTCGATTTTGAGCGTATAGCCTTCACGCATCATTTCAGCCGGTTTAAAATTGACTATCTTGGCCGCTATATCGTCCGATTGAAATAAAGCCTCCAGCCGGTCAACGGTCAATAGCGTCTTACTTGGTGTCGCCGCCATACGTCTATCGCGGTTTTCTTCCCCAAGGCCCGTCAATACGTTTCCCCACCCATCCATTGATTGCTGAATCTCGTCGATAGCGTCATTAACTGCTTCAAAACTCTTTGTAGCCATTTAAAACCTCCTAAAAATTAAGCATATCTTGCAGTCTCTCCATCGGATTGCCCTCAGAACGCATATAGTTTATAGCCTGTGTCGTTGCGTCAACTTGGTCGTCCCTATCGGCATTTGGAAAGGCGGCGTGTTCTTCGATATAGTCCTCAACCCAACTTCTGATTTCCGGCTTTGGTAGGTATATCTGGCCGCTTTCCTGTATATAACTCATGGCGTTTGCTCTTGCCTCTTTGCCGCCGTCTGGTCTTATTGGTATGATACCCTCTATTTTATCTTGTAAAACTTCAATAATTGCAGGGCCGTTTGCCATGTCCTCAATTAGTTTCTCGTATGATTCTGGATAATTTCTGGACACCATCATAATCGACTCAACCGTTTTTGTGAAGCCCATTCTCAGCCTTACTTGGTCAATGAGATAATAACGAGGCCCAATCTTGCCCCAAACCTGGCCCACCACATAAGACCCAGCCTCAGTTTTCTTGAAAGTCGCGTCCCATGACTGAATGACCGTATCGAATTTCGGAGGTAGTTCGGTGTAGAATTGCCAGCTTTTCCTTTTAAAGATATTGCCTTCCGGTGACGATGGCCGCCCCATATATAAAGCGTTCCAGAAATAAGGGCCCAATGTCCTTTTCACTTCTTCCAGTTTTTCACGCGGAAACATCTCAGGCCATAGAGCCTCGTCTTTTGCGTTGATAGCTGGGAAGTTCAAAACGACCCATCCTTGGTCTTTTAATGACTTCTGCGCCCAGCCTATCAAATCGTCCTCGTTCCATCGAGTTCCGCACATGACAACCTTAGCGCCTTTTTGCAGTCTTGTGGAAGCTACTGCTTTATACCAATCAATCACACCTTTTCTTACGAGTTTGCTCTCAGCCTCCTTATTGTCCTTATACATATCGTCCAAGATGAACAAATCAGCCCCTTTGCCGGTGATAGGGCCGCCCCTACCGACCGCATAGTACGAGCCCTTATCAGTCATTATGAATCTGTCGCGGGCCTTGCTCTCAGGGGTGATATGGACGTTTGGAAACATCTTAATGAAGGAAGGCTCAGAAAATTGGCTTCTTACCAATCGGCCAAACTTCGTAGCTTGGTCTTGTGCATAACTCGAATATATGACGTCCTTATCGGGGTTTCTTCCCAAGAACCAAGCCGGAAAATACTGTGCGACGTTCATTGACTTACTATGTCGTGGAGGCATGGACACTAAAAGACGGGTTATCTCGCCGGATTCGACCTTTTCGAGATAGGCGTTCAGCTTCAAAACGTGTTCAGGGGTCATGTAATCCTTCCACATGACTTGAGCGTAAGCTGTTAAATTGCTCTGTGCCAACTCGAAGATGTCACTCATTTTCTATTTTCTTTTTGGCTTCTATTGATTTCAAGACTGCGTTTGCGATTCGTGCTTGGTGTTCGTCGTCCAAATCAGTCAAGCCCTTACCGTCGGCCCCTGTGAGTTCAGTTCTTATCGAGTATTCAGCCTTCATGCGACGTTCCGCAACCCACTTGGAAGTCTCAAGACTTGGCAAGATGCCTTCCTTTTTTGACCCCATGACAGCTTTGGCAATGTTCGCAGTTGCCGCTATATTAACACTTTCCCGTAAAGGTGGCAGAATTGTTGAAATCTCTGGATGCAATCTCAAGAAGTATTCTATCTGATTCCGTGTCAAACCGGCATAAGCTGACGCCCTTAGAGTAGGCATATCCATCTTTATGGCGTTCAGAAACTCAATCAGTTTTAAGGGCCCGTTAAACTGGCTTCCCCACCATGCATTAGCTGTTTTCCTGACTTCAAACTTGCCGAAATGCCCTTCAAGATGGACATAATCGACTTCGTTTAAAGCCTTCATGGTCGCCGGTTTTGTTTGAGTTGTTTTTCTGGCCTTGGGTTTTGCTGTGACTTCCTTCTTTTTCTTCATATTATCCTCATCTGGTATCGAAATCATGTTTTGTGACGTAGAACGTATTACCGCACTCAGGGCATATCAGTTCTAGTTTGTCAGAATCGTTCCCTCCGACGTTAAATTTGTTGTTGAGTTCATCAGACTGCTTGCTTATATCGGTCTTGTTCACGTCTTTATACTTCATCCCGACCGAATTGTTAAGAATCGACCCGATGTCGATGTCAGGGAAAAAGACTTCGCATGACTCTATGTCCTCAAACTCTCGTAATTCTACCACGAAATCGTTTGTCCATGACGCAAATTCAGACGTCTTATTGTCAATTATGCGATATTCTTTAGCTTTTTGAGGTGATAAGTCGAGTCGAATACAGGGAATTTCGGTGATTCCGAGTTGCTTTAGTGCTTTATACCTCGTGTGGCCGGTGACTATTACATTCTCTTTGTCGAGAGTGATAGGCTGTGTATAGCCGAAGCGTTTGATTGACTCTTTTACCGGCTCGATTGCTTGGTCGTTGTTACGCGGATTTCTCCAATACGGCTTTATAAGGTCTATATTGACCGTTTCAATCTTGATTTCCATTGGCGTCGCTCCTCATTTTTATCATTTTTTTAGTTTCCCATGACTTCTTATACTCCGTGCTTTCAAATAGCTTGGCAAATCCGGTGACGTACTTTAGCCTTACGAGTTCGTCGGCCTCCATACCAAGTTCGTTGCAGATTTCAGCGTCCTTCCACCCGTTGTCGAGCATTTCAAACACCATTGAGGCCATGCCGGTCATAGAATGTTTGCCCCTTGCCCTGTTGTGCCGGACTGTGGAAGCCATACGGTCGTTTATGTCCTTCTTGATAACGACGATGGGAAGCAAACCGCCGTTAAGGTCGTAAATGTCCTTAAACGACTTCATCACTAAGTATCTATGGAAACCATCGACGATTGTATATTCGTCCTTCTCGGGGTCATGTACGGTGACGCAGGGCTGTGTATAGCCGTCGTGTTTAATGGAAACGTAAAGCAATCGCATTTCGTTTTTAGCAACTGTGTTCGGATTGTAGTCATTAGCCTTGACCTTGTCGATTGACACCCATCGAACATCTGAAACCGGATTGTGTTCGTTTACCATAATTCCACCCCTAACGCCCGTTTCTTGACCCTTTGCATTTCCGGCCTACTTTCAAAGTTCTTGAGTTTTGTATATTCAAAGTCGTTTGTAAGAATAGACGAGATTTCCGTCTTATATAGCTTATCGCCTAATTCGTTCAAGTAGATGGAGTCCAATTTCTTGAACATCTTCTGAAATCCAGCCTTCCACTTCTCATTTGTGATTAGCTTGTCGAGTAGATAATCCCGATATTCTTCCCAAGATGCGAACATGAAGGGCAGCTTCCTAACGAAATAATCGTCTTTCCCCATTTTAGCGGCCATGTCCAACCCTGGAAGTCTTTGAACGGCCTTCTCGTAGGTTTCCGGCTCTACTTCTTGCAGAATGAACATCCATCTGACCGACGTTTCGTGGTGCAAGTTGGAAACCCTCATGTCCTTTGTAGCCACTCCGTATCGGTGCATGAAGTCATATATTTTGCAGTAATCCCAATCGTTGTCGTTGATAGCCTTCCAGACGTCCGTATAAGACCAATCATAAATAGGGTAGAACGTGTATTGCTCCTTTTTCTTATTCAAAACCTTACCATAAGTAATCCACTTATATGTAGCGCTATTGGTCAGCCCACCGAAACGCCCTGGCGATTCTTCAGTTCTTACGCCACCTAACAAACAGCACTTTCTGCCGTCGTGTTCAACGTCCATGATGCCATTAAACATATCGTAGAATTTTGTCTTGCCATAAATGTTCTCAGTTCTTGCAATAGGCTCCCTGTCCCGCATCCATGTGTCGCCCTCTTTCCAACATTCCAGCCAATGCTTTGTAGTCGACGTTGAATTAGGCATATCAAACGGCACTTGCACCCATAAAGGGTCGACGTCAGGCCTATACATGACCGTCTTAATGTAATCTATAACGTGCTGCCACTCGATTTCTTGGTCTAAGAATAAGACTTTAAGGGGTAACCGGTGTTTCTCCTTCGCCACTATCATAGCCAAGTTGAAAGTTACCGTGCTGTCTTTACCGCCGCTCATACCTATGACGACGTCGTCAAACTCATCGAAGAAGAACCTAATGCGGTCTAAGGCCGCGTCAAATACGTTTTGTGACTTGTAGATTTTCATTCAATGCCAACTAAGACAGCCGCTGCAACTGCTGTCGTCCATTCTCCATCTTTAAATACGCCACTATCAACGAAAGCTGTTCGGGTTTCTATATGTTTGCCGTCGATAACCCAGCCGGAATCGCCGAATAACGCCTTACTCCCCAGCGCGGTCGCCAGCATTTCGACTGCCATACCTTCGGAATCCGAACCGGTATAAGCGTAGCAGTCCCCTGTATGATGCTTTTCGGCTATATAACCATAGATGCTTTTGTCGTTTGGAATCGCCACAGATACCGATGCTATAAGTCTTTCGTTTGCTTCGTTTGAAGCCGCGTCGGACAATACACAAAAGACGACTTCACCGGCGGCCAGCTTTTTTAGGCCCGCGTCCGAATCTATGAGTTCGCAGTTCGGCGGGAATATACTTGACACCCTCACCAGATTGAAGGCTTGTATTCCGGCGTCGCGCAGGGCCATTTCGAAGCTTACCAGCTTATCTTCATGGCGTCCTACCCCGTGAACCAAGAACATTTCATTTGCTATTTTCATTTCGGAGCCTCTTTAGTGTTTTCTGTATTCTGTGATTACTCAATTCGTTGCCGTAGAAAGTCAGGCCGTTGTCTATCGCGAATTGCGCCGTGAAGCCCATGCCGCAACAAGGGTCTAAGATTGTATAGTTTGGCTTGATAAACGGAGTAATGGCGGCTCGCAACGTGTTCATGTCATAAGTCCATTCGATGCTTTTAAAGTAAGATTCCGGTAGGTTTAAAGGCACTCTTGAGAAAACGTGCAGATGCAACGGCAAGGGGCCATTGCCGGTCTTATATCTGGAAGTTGCAAATCCGTTATGAATGAAGCCGTGCTTTTCGCCGTACTCTTTGACAAGGTCGTCCCATCTTACACCGTATTCAATCAAGCAAATCTCTTTGCAGTATTTTGAAGCTATGTCGAAAATGTTATTCAGAAACGCCAGTAGGTTGACTTCTGTTCGTTCTGCGCCTGGATTCTGCTTGACATTCATGGTCTGCCAATATTTTAGATTTCCTTCGCCCCAAGGCGGGTCAGAATATAGAATGTCGGCTTTTGCGTCGCCCATCAATGAGTCAAGACCTTCCATGACGTCACCATGTCTTACCTTATGCCGTCCTATCTCGTATATCATATCGCAATATCCTCTAAGTTGTGAGCAATATAGAATCGGTCTGTTACAATAACCTTTTCAAAAAGGGTCGTGAGTTCGCTTAAAGACGTCGTTCTGTGCGGCATATACAACTCGGATTTCGCGTAGATGTCAGGGAAATGGTCAGGCTTGAAGAACATCAAAAAATAGTTCTCAAACTCGTTTGGAATGTTAAATAGATAGTCGTCGGAAACGTAGTTGATAGAGCCGTTTAAGGCTACTGCAATGCTACATCGGGTGTTTTTGAAATCCCCAGCCTTGCCCTGAGAAATAAATTTTTCATATTGCGGGTGCTTGACATCAAATTGTTTTATCATTTTGGAAGATGGGTCAACGCCGAAATATTTGGACGGTGTGACGTTTATCAACTGCACTAAAAGACCCGTTCCGCAGCCTATGTCGTATATTACCTTATTCTCATATGGCTTGAGGAAACTGGATATAAGCAAGTTTTCTTCGTGGCTTTCCGGCACTAATGAAAGCAAGTCGTAATCTTCCGCGATAAGGTCATATTCTGGCTGGGCCATAGTTTTGCTAATGTAGTTTCGATTTATAAGATAAACTTCTTCGATAGGCTCTGGCATCGTCCAATATTTGAAGGGCCCGACGTCATAGCATTGGTAATTTGTCCCGCGAAACTTGCGCGTGTAGCCATATTTGCGGGTAAACTGCGCCATTTCAATAAGCGGCGGGTGATTCGTTGGCCCTACAACATACCAATGCGGGTTTTGAGGCATCGTCTTTGCGAAAGTCCATTTAGATGCTTCTATGAAAGACCTAACTTTTTGGAATTTTTCTGTATGCGCTTTTAACATGACCCCCCCAAGTGAAAACACCTTACAGGCTTCGAGCATTTTGGTCAAATATATTAGATAGGATTAAGGCTTTGTCTTATATGTTCTATGAGTTTGGCCTCAGTCATTGCCCGCGCTTTCGTGAAGGTCGCCGCGACGTCAGGGTTGTTCATGTCAGGGCTCATTGACGTAAATTCAAAGTTCATGCCAATACCTCTGGCCGTTGTTTCTTCGTAGTTTAGGTCAGCCGGTGTCGACAATCCGTAGCGGTGTAAATATCGCCCGTCGTCGGTCTTTTGAATCGGAAAGCATTTCAAGTGCCATTCTCTTTTTTTAGGCTCCGTTACAAGTTTTAGCATTGCCCCCCCTATCGGTTTGCTTTCATTTGTTCGTATTGCGGCATTAAGACCTTTAGCCAGTATTCGTATATATTGAACCCGTGAAAAGCCATGAACGAAATGTCGCCCATGATATGAATAGAGTTCTTAGCAAACGTGTGATGGTGCTTACAAAGCGGCGTTCCCATATCGTCACGCCACCGCATTTTAAGCAAATGGTGAAACTCTACACCATCATTGAGACATCCAGGGACACAGCAACGCATTGAGCGCACTTCTTTCGCCCACCATTCGGCCTTAACCTCTATTCGTTTGAGTATCATCATTTTGATTTTATTACGAAGTTGCCCCGCCCTTTATAGTCTGGAAGCTTCCAATCCTTCAAACAGCCATTGCCGTCTTTCACTTGGACAGTTCTACCGTCAAGCGGAATCCACTCGCCGTCGAGTTCAACGTCAGAAATCCGCATCAGGTCTGCATCTAAGACAGTTCCCTGCGGCAACGTCTTTAATCCGGCCAGCTTCTCGACAAGTCCCAAAAGAAATTCAACGTAAGCAATGCTTCTTCTCAGGAGTCGAGGCGTCAAAGTCCCTTCGCTCAATGTCGGAATCTGATGTCTTGCGACTTCTACATCTTCCTTAATTTGGTCAATCAAACAACTGTCCCGTCTATTCATTTTCATTTAGCCCCCTCGGAATTGACAATACTTTTGAATATTTCATCTGCTTTACAGGCCATAGGTCAACGCAATTCCACCGGAATAGATAGTGTCTGGCAATCTCGCCAAGAATAACAAACCAATAGAAGTCGCACTCTTTCTTATAATGAGAATCGTAATTGACCATAAAAAATGGCATCGTTTCTCCTACCGACTTTGTGTCATATCGCTTGTTTTGGATAATAAAGTCAGGGGTTATCTCAGGTCTTAAAGACAGCAACGGCGCGGCTTTGTATTCGAGGCCTTCGGCTTCAAGGAAATGTCTGCAAATCAGTTCCCCAAGCACCCCATCCCTATCAATCCGCTGTTCGTCTTGGCGTTGGTACTTCTTATTGCGTGACTTTAGGCTTTTGTTTAAGACGCTTCGTGCTTTCCCTATTTCGTCTGCAAGCCCCCAAAACCATTTAGGGTAGATTATTTTACCCCTATACCCGTCCACTAGCGCCGCCACATCATAGGACGCCAATCGCCCTTACAAGTGCATTTGTCGTTCTTACTGTCATAGCTGAAACTATCGTAGCCTTGGCATTGAAGCGCACAAACTACGAAATCAAACCACGACCCCTTTTCAGTTATTTTTGCGGGTTTGGGTGCTTCGATTTCCTTACAAACATAAACATAATCAAGCTGTCTATTTCCTACCCATTTGCATCTTTCCACGTTTACCCCCTATGTCTCTAAGATATCTAGCCCGTATATCGCGTGAAGAAGTTTTTTTTTCAGCCTATATGTCGGCAGCTTCTTCGTAACGGGTGATTTGACGTCTTCGACGACCACCCTACCATTCTTGTCTTTGTAGTTGAAATCAGCAATATATTTGCAGATATGTTCGTCGTTGACGTCGAGTCTATATATCGGGTGAACGACTAACTCCTTAATCTCTCCGGCCTTCACAAGCAATTTCAACTCCATATATCGCGTACATTCCTTATTAGAATCGAAAGTAAGCCCGTCGATTTCAGCCTTCCTTGCCCTGTATTTGTTTCGTGAAATAACCATTCAAATACCCTATCACAATCAGCAAATATTGCCAAACCCGCCGTTGTCGCCTTCTGCGACTAGCACCTTCCTGTCGATGTCAATCAGTCTTTCCATAAATTCTAGGGTTATTACCATGACCTCCGACTGCATTTCTATAAAGTCGCCCCAGTAACAGCTTTTATTCTCCATTTTTTCCATGCTAAAAACTATCATATCCATAACCATATCGTAGCCACCAATTCGATATAGCCTATAAACACCGATTGCCTGTTCTACAATATCGCCTATTCCTACGTCCATTATCGCCGTTTCTTTTTTATGTCCAAGCCCCTTCAAAACGTCCTCCCATCCCTTTGCCATCACAGCCCCCTATTTGTTAAGTTCCAGCCGTCTTAATTCACTCACCGCCGACAGTTTCATCATTAAAACGTGACGCCGGAACATTTCTATCATGTCATATTCGTGCTTTACGCCTTGTATAAGATATAAATGACTCACTTCTATTGCCTTGGTAGAATCATAAGGCTTCACATCGAGGACTTCGGCTAGTTCATCCACCCCTTTAATTCCATAGTTCTCATATGATATTGTAAACTCATTGTTGAAATCAGCGGCCATATCAGCTTCATAATCGTGTTCTTCCGGCCTCTCACTTGGATTGACAATCATCATCGGTATGATTTCATCTGGCATGACCTCGACTTCCGGCACGGCGAACATCAGAAACACAACTGAAAATATCGTAAGACCAGCCGCCAGCATTATCCATTTTAAGTATTTATTCATCACCTACCCCCTATTTTTTACGTCCCGTACCCTTACCTTTGCCGCCACCAGCACCACCACCAGCGCCGCCTTTAGTGCAGCCGCCTGTATTTCTACCACCACCCTGACCGCCCTTTTGTCCCGTCCCTTTGCCACTTCCGTTTTTTGGCCTTGCGGCCCCTCTTGGATTAGCCATTTTTATTCTCCTTTGTTATTTAACATCCTGTCATTTGTTCGTGAAAGTCCCGCGCCAGTAAGGCCTCGTAAGCCCGCATGAAGTGTGCTCTCTCAACCCCGATATTAGGGCTCATGCAAATATCTCGCCAGCCCACGCAGTCCACAGAGCGTTTCACAGCATCGTTTTCAAATTTTGGCACTCCGTACACCCCGACAGACCCAATCGCTTTAAGAACAAGCCCCCACGCTTCCGCAGGGGTCATTTGCGTTGCGAGTCCCAACCCATATTCTCGAATATAAGCAACTACATTCGTGTTTGGGTAGATTTCCTTGTGTTTAAGAACGAAGGTTTTAACTCCGGTTTTTAGCTGTTCTTCCGTAAGGTCGCTTAATAGTTCGGCCCATACGTCCAATTTATCGTCTGTCAGACTCATGTTCGGAAAGGTAGCCTCCAACACTCTCATCGACAAGCACATCGTTTTTAGAGTTACCAGTTTGCTTTCTGGCCCAATCCTCGACAGCGCTTCTTTTTTTACCACTTTCGACCTCCATTTCATCGTCCCATCGGCCCTGATTCAGCCATGTTGCGGGCATCGGTATGAATTGCCCGCCGTCTTTCGTCCATTGTTCTGACTTCTTTTGGTAAGCAACTGCGGCAAATATCCTAACTTGCAACTCCGCAGAAAACTTCATCTTTTTCCAAATCTTTTTACAAGCGCCTTTGCCTTGCTTCTTTGGGTAAAGATTCCAAAACGCATCAAAGCCGTCGTCGTGTTCGACTTGTCGAACAAGGGTTTTGACTTCTTTGTTTGTGTTTGTGTCTGTGTATGTATCTGTATGCCGTGACGAATTGTGACGAATCGTGACGAATTGTGACAATTTGGGGTTTCCTAGTATTAAATCTAAATTTAGAAAATCATATTGTGCCTCATTGATAAAAGTAGCGGCATCTTGGCGGGCTTTATGTTGGTTGCACCTTCTACAACAAGAAACTATGTTTTTAGCTTCGTCAGTACCGCCCTTGCTCTTAGGTATTATGTGGTCAGGGCCGTAAGCCTCGCCTCCACAATATGCACATTTATGCTTTTTATTGTCGTCTAACCCCGATTCTCGCAATCTTTGCCTTCTTTTTCGTTCCCTGTTTTGTGCCCTAACTGTGTCAGAATCCACCATAAACTTGTATTTTTCATGATTTACGATAGACCAACCCCAAGGCCGATGGTCGTCAAGTCTTAAAATCCTCCGTCCTTCGTCGCCTTTAGTTCGCGTATATGGGTCTGGATTTTCTAAGATGTCGATTCCGGCCTTTATATGTTCAATCGGTATTCCAGTTCTGCGCGAAATCGCCGCAGGAGTCATGTCAATAGTCCCGTCAGCGTCACATAAGACAATCATCTGTTGGAATGTTACCAAGGCCCGCCAATCTTCGGCTAAAGTCCCGTCATACATAGAATCAAATATTTTCCCATACATTTAAGACCCCCAATATACAACTATTAGGACGGGCGCAGGTGGACACC